TTCTACGTGGATTAAATTGGAATGCTAAAGTTATAGTGGCCGATGAGTCTCAAAATATGACCCAAAAAGAATTAATTACATTAATAACAAGAATAGGAGAATTTAGCAAAGTATTTATTTTGGGAGACCCTGACCAAAGTGATATTAATGGTAAGAGTGGATTTGTAAAAGTAATGAATCTATTTGACGATCAAGAAAGTAAAGATAATGGTATTCATATATTTAAATTTACCGAAAATGATGTAGTAAGAAGCGGATTAGTAGCTTACATTATTAAAAAAATTAAAAAGTTGACATGATGTATATTTATATATATACATTTTATGGTCCAAAAAACTATATCAGAATTAAATTTACTCACAAAAACTACTTTATCACGTAGGGATTTAATACTCGTTGCAGATGTAAGTGATAAAGAAACAAAAAACATAGAAGTTTCAGAATTTGTTTCTTTAAATACTAATTTACTTAATAATCTTGTAACTGGTTCTTTAACTGGTAGTTTTTATGGCAATTTAATAGGAGTATCAAATTCATCTTCATTTTCTATTATTTCTGACGCGTCTTTTACATCCAGTTTATTATTATTTACTGGCGAGGTAAATGGAACATCTTCATATTCTATTTATAATGCAGATAGTAATAACTCAATCATATCTTCAAATTCAATTTCATCATCTTTAAGTATATCATCATCTTTAAGTGTTTCGTCTTCATATGCATTAACTACAAGTTCAAATCATTCTTTATATTCTATTTCTTCGACTAGTTCATTGAATTCTGATGTATCACTCACATCCTCTTATTTAAATTATTATGGACAGGATAATGGAACTGTTATTAGCTCAAGTATATCCGAAAGATCTTTATATTCTAAAATTACAGAAAATTTTGAACCTGATTTAGCTTTAATTTCAGACACACCGGTTGGACTTACGAAAAAATCTGATTACTCACTATCTTGTTATAAAGCAGATACAGCAATTTCGTCATCATTTAGTGAATTATCGAATCAAGCTGAGAGTATATTGCCTCGATTATTTGCGGCAGTAGAATTTAGAGTAGATATTTCCGAGGAAAAAAAGATTCAAATTACGCCATTATCTTGGAAAAATATTGACAATATCGTTCCTCCAAAAAAAGCAGGAAAATATTATACAGATTTTATAGTTAAATATAAAAAACAACCCGAATTTCCTTTGGAACGTATTCAAGATGCGGCTCGATTAGGTTTAGTAACGATAGGCGGTGTTCAATTAACAGAACCGTTTACTAATCCTAATCAAAATGTTCCTGTATATAACGTATCTGTGTTTCCGTGCGGTTTAGAGGGAAAAATAATTAGATTTACAAACTATACTGTATATAAAGAAGAAAAAAAAGCAGGTCTATTCCAAATCATCGTAGGAGTTGTTGGTTTACTCGCTGGCGTAGTTCTTTTATTACCAGTCATTGCGGGCGGATTGTTACCCTCTCTAGTGTTTGCTTTTAAGGCAACTGTAGCTGCTTTTTCAACTCTTGGTGCGTCATTTGGATATTTAGTAAGTTTACTATTTAGTAACGACGATTCCGCAGTAATAAATTATGATATTATTCCACTTAGAGATTATTTAAGTGGTAGATTGATATCAGCGTCAGTTTTCTGTAACGTTAGTAATTTTATAGATCAAGGACCAGTATCTGATTTAGCTCAATTATCAAATAAAAAGCACCAATCTGCGTCTGGTGGTAGAGTTAATACTAATCCATTAACTGGATCAAAATTCATAGACATAGAGAAGGAGTTTAAAAATTTTCGCAATAGAACTGAAGACCGAGGAGCAGAACGATTATTTACGAATATTAAATCGATTGCACATTCTACAGGCAATTATAATTTAGTGCTAGTAGAAACTAAGGTAGGAATAAGATTTGATAATTTTATTACAGTTACAGATACATCTGGCGAATATTTAAATGAACTATATTTTCCAAGAACAGGATCAGCGAATAGAGACTCTGTTACGAATTTAAATAAAATAAAACATGATTCTAATTCAGCACTTTATTACGGTGTATCAGGCAATCCAGGAAAATTAATTTTTACAGGTTCATACTATATAAATAATTATCCAGTTGAAGCCTATTACACAAATACAAATACATCATTACCAAATGAAGCGGCTAGAGATTCTGATTTATGGACATCAAATCCACTCTGGAAAGTGTATACTACAAGTAGTTTAAATAATAAAACATTAGTATCGGCAATAAAATTAGATAATAATAAATATATATTAATTACCGATGAGGAATTATCTTTAAAAGACGTAAAAGACGTGAATTCATCAGTAACATTACCAATATATTTTGTCGAAAATGCCGCTAATTTGGCATCGCCACTACTTCAACAAAGCGGAAGCCATGTAAATTTTCTGAAAACACAAAATTTACAACTGGGATATACCGATGAGCAATTTAACCAATTAAACCAACAATCGCAATCGGGTAGAAGAGGAAGAGGTCTTGAAAAAGCAAATTATTCAGCAAAATTAACCGTCAATAAATGTAAATTATTAGATATAACCAAAATTAGTGACACGGAAGTAATTGTGGTTGGAACCAATGCAGTCGTTATATATGGATATTTTTTTGGTAATACATGGATTTGGTTGAGAGTGGATTATCTTGTGGGGGATAACGTCGAAAATAAAAACATTAGAAAAACAATAAATTATCCATTAAATCAATATAGTGTAAAAGTGATTGGAGGGGAGAATGACAAAACAGTTATTATTGTAGGAGATTCTACGGCTATTGGTAAATTCTTAGGTATTACGTTACAATGTAAACTACCAGTCAAAGCAGATCGGAATTTGCAAAATAATTGGAAATGGCAAACTAGTTTGTATAATGTTTTAATATTTGATAACAATGCGAATGTTATAAACAAGGGGATATTTGTGTTGACGAATTTAATAATCATATAATTGCGGGATATAATCAAAATCCTTCAGAATCTTATTATTATTATGGATTTCGAGCGGGCGATGATATCGATACTAATATAAAAATAAATTGTTGTGATATAATTGATGGTGAAAGATTCTTATTTGGTGGAACTAAGAGTAATAAGATATTTTTATCAGTATATGGTAGGTAATTCAACTATAACATATGGAATTATCAAGTTTAAAAAAATTAAAAAGCGATACAATCTCAAATAAAGATTTGATTTTTGTTCAGGACATGAATGATGTTGAAACAAAAGCATTATTAGTTGAAGATTTGTCTAAGTATATAATAACATCATCGAATTTATATAATTCTTTAAAAACAGGAAGTTATTTAGGTCGATTTGTTGGTAATCATTATGGAATATCTACAAATTCAACTAGTTCACTACTTTCTTCTTTTTCAAATACTTCAAATTTTTTAACTTATCCAAATAATTCTACATCATCATTTTCAATAGTATCATTGTCATCATCATATGCGTCATCGTCAAATATTGCTATTTCTTCATCATATTCAAACAAATCGAACTCAAGTTTATCGTCATCATATGTAAATATTTTGACATATAGTGCTTCTTTTAAATCAAACACATCATCATTATCCAAAGTATCAACTTATTCAAATTCTTCAGATTATCTAATTTATGATGGAAGATATAACGGAATAGTAAATAAATCAATAATATCGGATTATTCTTATACATCTTCTTTTTGTTATACATTACCTAAAAATAAATTGATACAAAAAACTACTAGTGAATATAAAATAGATCCTGCTATAAATGGTATTTTAGTAAATGATTCTACATCTTCCGCAGCAATATCATCATCGATTGCTAGACAATCTGAACGAGCAGAATATATAGAAAAATCAGACTTGTCTTTAAAATCTAAAATTACTGATAATTCGGATAACAGTGTATTTGCCTATATTAATTTTAAAATATTTTTAAATACTTCCCTTACAGGGGAGGAGTTTAACAATATACAGAACAAAGATCAAGATCCTCTAAAAAAAATCTTTTTTGATTTTGATGTCTACCAATATAAAAATATTGCACAGCCTGGATTAGGTTATTGGTATGATAATGGATATATGGTTGTATTTACGGGATCTTACCAAAACCCCCCACTAAATAATAAATCTACTGTTGTTTTATCTGATATTGGATTGGCAGTATGGCCGTTACAAACTCCAGTTTCTTTTTTTTACAGAAATTATGGATGGCCATTAGATGGAAATAAATTCGCTGTTGGAATATTTTATGGATCTTCTGCAGATGGAAATCCAAAAGGTAATTTTAGAGGAGCGTCCGCAGAATCTATTGTATCAGTTGTTATGTATTCAAATTCATCAGGAATTGATAATCCAGTATCATGTTCGGTTGAAACGCTCGAGAATTCTGATTTAGCATCTGCGTGTTCAAAGGTATAATATATATGTCTTTTCAAATTACAAATCTTAAGAAATTAATATATTCCCGCATTTCAGGAAGTGAACGTATTATTGTAACTGATGTAACAAGTAGCGGTAAGATAGAAACCAAGGCTATTGAATTAAATGAATTAAAACATTTTTATGTTACATCATCTAATATTAATAATACATTTAAAACTGGTTCATATTATGGAGATTTTTATGGTATTTTTTCGGGATCAGTTGATTCGTCTTCATATTCTATTACAAGTAGCAAAAGTTTAATTACAAATAATTTAGTATATTCAATTTCAAACGGAACGGCATCATATTCGATTAATTCATTATCTTCAAGTAAATCAAAACAATCTGATTATAGTTTGAGTTCGTCATTTAGTAATTTTTCTAATTATTCAGTTACCTCCTCACATGTATTTATAAATGAGAAAATTAATCTTACAAATACATCAAATAAATCTGATAGTTCTATTTCATCTAGTATATCTCAAAAAACCACATTTATAATTCCGTCTAATAATAATGGAATAGTGAGACGATCTATACATAGTGAAAGGAGTGTAAAAGCGGAAATCGCCGAAGGACTTTCTCCTAAAAATACAACTAAAATGTTATATGCTTATGAAAGTGAAGAATCACTTAATTCTTTAACAGCGTCTGTTAGTAAATTTTCTTCATATGCTAATTCATCATTTAGAAGTTCAACCGTTTTCGCAAATACTGATGCATTTGCATATTGTTCATTTACAATAAAAAATAATACAGTGGTTCCTATTTGTTGGTATAATGTTTCAAAAATAAGTTTTATAAAAACTCCGAGAGATTTCGGTGGGCGTCAATTTATAATTTCATATAATAATCCGCCAAGTAGAAATCAAAAATTATTTGTAAAAGCCGACAGTTCTCCATTAATAACGACGGGTGGGAACTATGATGCTAAAAGCATCGCAAATATAAAAAATAATTCTGCATGTTGGGCATTAAATTGTTCTAGAACAAGTGCTCTTATATATGTTCAAAGTTTTATATATGGAAAAACAAGTTGGCAGGGTGGCTGGTGGGAAGAAAAAAGATATTTGAAGGCAGATGAGATACGTTTAGACGTATCAAACATTATATTTTCATTTGCAGCAGTTACTATTGATTTTAATATATCTGGATCTAATAATGAAGATCCTCCAACAACCAATCCAAGTAATTGTTAGTGATTTTATCAACCATCAAATATATATATAGGTATGCCAAAAATAAGCGATTTATTACAATATCCAGGACAAGTTACGGGAAGTGACTTTTTTGCTATTGTGCAAAGCAGTTCACTAGACACTTACAGAGCTTCAATATCTGATGTATCACTCGCTGTATCGACGGGGAGTTTTACTGGATCTTTTGTCGGAAATTTTTTGGGTAATATTACTGGATCGATATATGGAAATCTTGACGGAATTGCTACTAAAACGTCATTATCTTTAAATTCTAAAGAATTGCAATATCCTAATATTTCTACTGCTTCTTTTGCTATTTTTTCTACATACGCGGATACATCAAGCACCGCGTCAAGTGCACAATCATTAAATTACCCAAATAGTTCTACCTCTTCATTTTCAATTATTTCTATTTTTAGTAATTCAGCTAGTTTATCAACTACATCATCAAATTCTATCACCAGTAGTTATTCCAATATATCCGAATTAGCATATACATCATCATATACTTTTTATGCCGAAACCGCATTTAGTTCTGCATTTTCGCCTTCATCAAGTTATTCAATAACATCCTCAAATTCTAATGTTTCTTCATTTGCATATTTATCAAATACATCATCTTATTGTATTTTTACGTCGAGTTATGCAATTACCAGTTCTATATCTATAACTTCTAGCTATTCAAATACCTCAAGTAATTCAATAAATTCGATAACTTCAAGTATAGCTATCACTTCTTCACATTCTCTAATTTCAGATGTAAGTGTATATGCTACAAATGCATTATATTCATATACTAGCAGTCTTTCTCAATTTGCAAATAACACTACATCCGCTTCATATTCAGAGACATGCAGTGTCTTAGGATTTACTCCATCAAGAACAATAACATATTCATCTCCTGGCATTCATTATTTTAGATTCAAAAATAATTCAGTCGGAAGTTATAGTGCCACGCCTACAACATCGTCATTATTATTAAGAATAACTGCGATTGGAGCAGGTGGTGGAGGTGGCGGTGCAACTTCAAATGGAAGTGCTGTAGGAGGATCCGGTGGCGGTGGTGGGGCTTATGTTCAATCTTATTATACATTACCAACTGCATCATCTGATATACTAACACTAGTTGTTGGAAATGGAGGTAATGGCGGAACAGGTTCGTTGGGTGCCGCATCTACATTTGGAAGTAAAGGTCTTGACGGTAATGATTCTTATGTATATTTAACATCGAGCACGATGATTGTTCTTGCCAATGGCGGATATGGTGCCGAAGGCGGAGTTACTACTCCAAATAGCGGTTCAGGCGGAAAAGGATCATTGAGTTCTGGAAGTATAATTGTAAGTGGCGAAGATGGATATACTTCAACCACCGTTTCTGGGTCTGCCGGCGGCGTTTGTTATTTTGGTGGAGCAGGTGGGTCAATGAATACTAATATTTCCGCATCAGGTGTATTATCTTCGTCTTGGTATGGTAATGTAGGCGAATCACCTGGCGGCGGTGGTGGTGGTGCGAGTTCATTCGCCACGACTACGACTGTCAATGGAGGAAGAGGTGGTCATGGCCAAATTATAATAGAATGGCAATAAAAAAAATTGATTTTTTCTTATAATTTGATATATATAGGTTAGATGACTAAAGTTGGCATCCTTGTATGTCTCTAAAGGAATACATGAAAATGGGTCTATAATAGACCATTTAAGAAAGAAAAATATATATGATAGTAGTAAAACATCAAAATAATCCGTTATCTCATGCAATTCATCGTGACGAGTTTTTACAACCGTTTGACCAATTATTCGATGAATTTTTTAAAGCAAACGTTCCATCATTTACTCAAGAATTCGGAATAGACTTTTTTGAAAAGGGGTCTTATCCTAGAGTTGATGTTATTGACTTTAATGATAAAGTCGTAATAGAAGCCGAAGTTCCTGGATTAACAAAAGGTGATGTAAATGTTGAAGTTCAACAAAATGTATTAACTGTCAGTGGAGGAAAGAGTAAAAATGTCACTGATATAGAAGGTGGTAAATATATTAAACGAGAATTAAAGCGATCAAATTTTCGCAGATCATTTACTTTGGGTGAGAATATTGAAAAAGATACCGTTTCAGCAACATTTGAAAATGGAATTCTTCAAATAATCCTTAACAAAGTAAAACCTGTGATTCCTGAGGTAAGAAAAGTTACAATTAAGTAATCGGTTATATATTTATATTAACCCTCTTGTGTTATAAACATGAGAGGGTTTTATTTTTTTACTATATATATCAAATATGAAAAATATATTTAACTTTGAAAAACTGGTTGGACTATCTTCTCTTTTTATAGCGAGTTGTGCTGCTTTTTTCAGTATTATTGGTATTGGAATGTTATTTAGTGGATCATCTATTGCGGCCATGATTATGGCAAGTTCACTTGAAATAGGAAAACTAGTTGCCACAACATTTTTATACAGATTTTGGAAAAAATCTCAATTTTTTTTAAAGAGTTATCTAATAATCGCGGTGTTGGTTTTGATGTTTATTACTAGTGCTGGTATTTTTGGGTATTTAACAGGTGCGTATCAACAATCAGCTTTAGAAATGAAAATTTCTAATCAAAAAATAGAAGTAATAGAAAGTCAAAAAAAGTATTCTCAAGATAAAATTGATGTTTCTAAAAAAAGAATCGAAAATGTTATAAGTTTACGCAATAGTCAGGAATCAAGATTGAATGAGAGTATGACAAATAGTCTTATTGCTAGAAATCCTATACAATTACGTCAAATACAACAACAGACTGCAGATTTTATTGAACAAAGTCAAAAAGATATAGAATCGGAAAATCAAAAGATTCAAAAAAGTATTGACGAGTTACAGTCTTTTGATAAACAAATTACAGATTTGAGAATTAAAAACGGATTAAAAAAAGATATTCAGACATTTCAATTTATTGCAGACGAATTCGGAGTTCAATTAAATAAAGTAGTTAAGTGGTTTATAATCGCATTGATTTCTGTATTTGATCCTCTTGCCGTATGTCTATTAATAGCATATAATACTACATTATTTCCTAAAAAAGAACAAAAGAACGATATGAATGATGATGATTCAAAAAATTATATTCTAAAGAAAGTTCCTGTTGAGAAAGAAGTAATCAAAGAAGTAATCAAAGAAGTTCCTGTTGAAAAGGAGATTATCAAGAAAGTTGAAATTCCTATTGAGAAAGAAGTAATCAAAGAAGTCCATCATAACAATGACGGATTGAAAGGATATTTTTCTTTTTGAATTAAAATTAAATATTTTATTGTTTTTTTCATTTTAAATACTATATTTAGATATCGATACAATTATGGACCAAGCCGATATAAAAGAAATTTTGAATTTATTGAAATCATCACATAAAACTGAAGATTGGGATATTGTAGAAGAAGCAATCTCTTATCTAGAAGAATATTTGGATGAATCCGAATATGATGATTACGACGAGGAATAAGATATGATAATATTATTAAGTATTTTATTGACGATATCTATATGCGTAAATATATATTTAGGAATGTCAGCGGATCGGTTATATGACAAAATAGATACATTATCAAATTGGATGATGGAGTATAAAAAACAGGCAGAAAATACTCTTATAAAATTAAAAGAAATTGATGATAGACAAATTTTTCAAAAAGATGATGAAGTAGGTTTTGTTTTTTCTGAAATTGTAAAATTGATAGAAAAGCTCAACAAAAGAACTGAATGAAAAAAATTAAAAAATTAAAAAAAACCAAAAATGTAAGAAAATTATTATCTGAATTTAAAAAGATAAAAAAAATACGAAAAAAGAATAAACCTTCTATTAGTATAAAAAAGGAAATTACACCTATTTTACCAGTGTTAGATGAAACCAAACCCGTAAAAAAAAGGAAAAAAAGGAAAAATTCATCGACAAAAATGTATTTCACAGAAGATACAGAGAAATATATTATATTATATCATCAAACAGAAGATCAAGCTGTTCGTAATGAAATATATGAAAATTATATTAAAAACGCATTTGATAAATTAGTAGAAAATATATTCAATACTTTTAAATTTACATATTTTGACAACAGCCCATCCGAAATTAAAAAGGAAACGGTAGCTCATTTAGTGGCTAATATGCATAAATTTGAAAAAGGTAAAGGCAAAGCATTTAGTTATTTTAGTATAGTAGCTAAGAATTATTTGATTTTCCATAACAACGGAAATTATAAAAAATTTAATCAACATGTAAATATATCAGATACTCCAGATGAATCTACTGTATGTTTACAAGTGGAAGATGCACATCATAAAAATGTGGAAATGTCCGAATTTATGAAAATTATGATTGATTATTGGGAAAAGAATATCAATAAGATTTTTACAAAAAAGAGAGATTTAGGTATTGCAAATGCAGTTATTGAATTATTTAGGAATGGAAATAGAATAGATTGTTTTAACAAAAAATCTCTGTATTTATATATCCGTGAAATAAGTTCATGTAAGACTCAACAAATAACCAAAGTTATAAATAAAATGAAACATTATCAAAGTATTATAACTAAATCATATTTGGATAAAGGGTCATTACGAGCTGATTTATATAGGTAAAATTACTTCATAACCATATATATAAGATATATGGATTTAGATTTTGAATTATATAAAGGTAAGAAATATTCTTCAGTTTTGAAGGATATTGTAATTAATTCCGATGACAAAAGAAATCAGATTGATATATTGATATCTGATCTTCGTAGTATGATAAAAACCGCCAACGATGCGATTGTCATTGTTCCTTTAATTAAAGATTATTTAGATGTGGGGGTCAGAAATGATGAACAATTAGTAAAATTAGCAGCTATTGTCCAACGATTAATTAGTTCTAATGCACAATCTGGGGAAAACGATTCTGGGTTTGCGTTATCAGATGACGAACGTAAAGAATTGATGAAAGAAGCAGAGAAAATCACTAAAGAATTGAATATCCCATTAGAATTTACTAAAAAATAAATATGTATACAGACGAAAAAAAACAATTTTATGAATTAGAACCGGCAGTGGTATTGGATGTAATTCTCGATGAGAATCATCCAATATTTAAGACTAAAACTGTAATTATGGATAATACATCCGTTCCTGATAAGTTTGACGGAAAGCCGGTTTTAGAAAATTCTATTGATTATTCATGGATCGGAAGAATATTAGTAAGACCTTTGGTATCATTTTATAATATAGATAAAGATAATATAAATGATTGGGCAATTCCGATGGAAAATACAGGCATTATTGAATGTCCATTAGTAAACGAAGTTGTAATTGTTGGAAGATACTTTAAAAAATTATATTACTTCAGAAAATTAAATGTTCCTAATGGATTCTTAAATAATAATGCGGATTTTTCAAAAGAAAGATCATCCGGTCCAGCAAAAATAAATTTGGAAAAAAGGATAAATCCAAATGACATACCAAGACCGTATCAAGGTCCAGAGTCTATTTTGGTTTCTACTAAATACGCTACAAAAGATGATAAAGGAGTTTTGGGAAGATATTTTGTGGCTAATAAAAATATTAGATCTATAAAAAAATACGAAGGGGATACTGTGATTGAAAGTCGATTCGGACAATCCATAAGATTTTCTGCATATGATTCCAATAGAGATAATGACACAGGCATAACGGAATATAGAGATTATTATAATAAAGTAAAAAATCCATATACAAACAAACCGTCCGGCGGTGGTAACCCAATGATTCTAATACGGAACAGACAAAGACCTATTAAAGATAATTCTACAGAATCTAATCCTGGCGGATTTATATCCGAAGACATAAATAAAGACGGATCGTCAATCCATATTACATCCGGATTAACTCAATCCCCATTTATATCAACCGTAAATAAAAAAATATTTCAATCACCCGACGTATGTCCATTAGAAAATCCTGCATTTTCTCCTAAAGATTCAACTAAGTTTGTTTTTCCAAATAAATTAATCGGAGATCAAATAGTTATAAACACTGATAGATTGATATTAAGTAGTAAAGCAGAAGAAACCTTTCATTTTAGTAAAAAAAGATACGCAATAGCTACAGACGATGAGTATACAGTTGATGCATCGAACCAAATCGTTATAACATCTAATACAAAAACCGTGTTAAATTCTCCTGTAATATTTTTGGGAGAATATAACCAAACAAATGAACCTGCAGTATTAGGACAAACATTAGTAGATTGGTTATTTGATTTATGTAATTGGTTGTTAGACCATAAACATGGAAATAATCATATACACCCACATCCACACGTTCATACACATCCACATATTCATCCAGACCCTCACGTTCATGTAGGCGGCGGCACGGGAGGAGGGGTGACCGGCCCACCAATACCACCTCTTACATTAGATGGTATAACTACAGGTATACCAGATGATGGAACTATCGCTGCTCTAACTAGTATGGCAAGTCCGTTAAGTTTAGATACTACGAAAACACTCGGAACTGGTCCTACATTAAATGCCGTGCCAACAAATACATTAAATGCCGCGCCAACAAATACAGAAATTTCTGTAGAACAATTAGCATTACAAAAATTACGGGACTCATTAGGTTTAATTTTGAGCAAAAGAGTATTTTTGACAGGCGGTGGATATGCTCCAGGATTATATTCTTCGGTGCTTACTAAAACATTTATAAATCCATATACAGGAGAAGGAGTTCCTGGTGGATATAAATCTGCTCCATTTGGAAATGTCAGAGGACCAAATCCGTCTGACATTCATAAAAAATTTTCTAATTTATAAAAAGTATGGCAACACTAACACCACCACGATCATTAAATTTATCGAATCCACTTAGCGGTGTTTCAAATACTGCTAATTCTCTCACTGATATTAAATTAGCAAATCCAATTAAAACAGAACCAACAAAGACTGTTTCTGGTTTAAAATATAAAAAACCATTGATTGATTGCACTAAATTTCCACTTTTATCTTTGGATACAATACCATGTCCTCCTTTACCTGAAAGACCAAAGATAGGATTGCCTAGTAAACAGGAATTAGTAAATAGAGCTACCCAATTTATACCGAAAGCTCCCGATTTACCATCTATCCCAGGACTTCCGACTTTGCCTTCAATTAATCCTACAAATGTAGTCCAAAATGAAATTAAAAAATTGGGATTGGTTCCGTGTCCAGCCGTTCCAAGTTTAAACGCTTTAAAAGGTATAATACCTGCATATAAAGCACAGATAAAACTTTGGTTAAATGAACCAATTACATTGCCAAAAATCAAAGATTTGCTTCCTAATTTACCTACAATTCCTAAACCGCCATATTTTACCTTACCATGCGATTTTAAAAAACCCCCTACACCATAAATTACATATCAATTAATCTAATTTTATTTTATAATTATACTATATGAAGACCAACGAATTAAAATCTATAATAAGAGGTATTATTCAAGAAGAATTAAAATCTATATTGCCTACTATGATACCACAGATATTAACCGAAATATTGTCTAATAACGTTAAAGGCAATATCCAAGAATCATCTAAATTCAAAGAATCTATTCAAACTCCTACGGTGTCTCAACCTACAAAACAGTTTAAAAAGTATACAAGCAACGAAACATTAAATAAAATATTGAATGAAACTGTTGGGGGCGTTCCAAAAGAAGGATCATTTGTAGGATATTCAAGTCCTATACAATCCTCTGATGGAAATTCTTTTTTAAATGAATCTGTGGAACAAATTTCAAACACTGTTAATGATGAACAGTCAAAAGTTCTTGGAATCATCAACAAAGATTTTAGATCTTTAATGAAAGCAGTGGATAGAAAGAAAAAACAAGGTAATATATCATCTCCGATGGTTCAAACTGAATAAATATGACTACTATAGGATTAACTTTACCGATACAAAAGGGTAACAGTGGATATTTTCAACAATCATATGATTCGTTGACACAAATCCGTTCTAATTTATTGAATTTTTTTAATACCAAACCACTTGAACGTAGATTTAATCCAGAATTTGGTACAAGACTCTATAATTTTTTATTTGAACAAAAAACAGAAGATTTTGAGGAAATAATAAAAAACATCATAACAGAAGATATGCAAACTTGGTTTCCAAATGTTTTTGTGAATCAAGTATTTTTAGATATTTCTTCTGCCGAAAAAAACAATGATGTTAATAATTATATAATAAGAGTGAAAGTTCAATTTACATTTAATAAACAAACTAGTAGTTTTTCATTTGTAACTACCAATAATATATAATTAATATGCCTGATATTATACAAAAATCATTTCAACCTCTAAATAAAGATGTTAAATATCTAAATAGAGATTTTAATTCTTTTAAACAGGGACTGATTGATTTTGCGAAAAATTATTATCCAAGAAGTTATCAAGATTTTAGTGATGCATCACCTGGCACAATGTTTATCGAACAGGCATCATATGTCGGAGATGTTTTGTCATATTATATTGATTATCAGTTTAAAGAAAGTTTAATGCCATATGCAGAGGAACGCAAGAACGTTTTGACATTGGCAAAATATCTTGGGTATCATCCTTCGGCTACAAAATCGGCAACTACTCAATTAGAACTTTTTCAATTAGTTCCATCAAAAAGAGACAATGATGGAAATTATATACCCGATGATAAATATGCATTATCATTGAGACAATATGCTCAATTCGAAAATATATCTGGTCAAAGATTTTTAACAAACGAACCGATTGATTTTTCGGTTGACACAAAGTTTTCACCAAGAGAAGTAACTATATATTCAAGAGATTCGTTGGGAGTTCCACAATTCTTTTTATTAAGAAAAGTAGTAAATGCATTTGCCGGTGAATTAATTGTAAAAACAGTATCAGTTGGGGATTCCACTCCTTTTTATAAATTAGAATTTGATGAAACAAATGTTTTAGAAATTGTAGAAATAAAAGATAGCAACAATAATAAATGGTACGAGGTAGATTATTTAGCACAAGATGTCATATTTACAGATATTGATAATATTGAGACTAATGACGGTAGTTTTTATATATATAAAACAGAAGTTCCTAAAATAATGAAATCATTGAGAACTTCACGAAAATTTACAAGAAATATAACTGCAAATAATACAACATATTTAGAGTTTGGAGCAAATTTAGACAATTTTTCTGACGAAATTATATACCCAAAATCTGATATAATTGGCATCGGGTTATCTAATATATCAAATATTGATATTTCATTAGATAGTAGTAATTTTTTGAAAACAAACACCTATGGCATATCTCCATCAAATACTACTTTAACTATAACTTATATATTAGGGGGTGGATTATTATCTAATTGTAATGTAAATGAAATTATAAGAATAAATTCTTACAATTTATTAAATGATGCATCATCGTTTACTCCGATTGAACAAAATTTATTTAATACAATGGTTCAATCTTTGAGAGTTAATAATTTCATACCTGCGACAGGCGGAAAAGACGAAGAAAGCATTGAGGAAATTAGACAAAATGCAATATCATTATTTGTTTCTCAAAATAGAGCAGTTACTAGAGACGATTATGTGGTTAGATCTCTTTCTATGCCTTCTAGATTCGGCAGTATAGCAAAGGCATATGTAAAATCGGATGTGGATTTGAATTTTAATTTACAAAAAAATGTAAGTGGATTTGTAGACTATAACAATAATGCTACAGGTACAACTAATGCTATTGAAAA